TTCTCTTCTACAGTAAGCAGTATAACAGAAAATAGTTATTACACTACAAATACTACTTTAGGCACCTCAGTAAGAAGATTAAAAAAAGATGGAAGTATAGACACTTCTGCTGATAGTACTACAGTTCCAAATTATTGGCAAGCAGTAACAACAAGCAGCTCTCCAGGAACTTTAAGCGATAGTAATGTAAAAGTAAAAAGAATTAGAGTTTGGGACACTTATAATGCTTCAACAACTTATTATGCTTATACAGATGATAGATATAATGATTATGTAAGATATACCTCTGGAGGTTTAACAAAACTATGGAAAACAAAAAAGACTTCTGTAGGGCAAACTCCAGAGTTTGGAGAGTACTGGGAGCCAGGAGACGTATGCTCCAAGACACTAACAGGTTGTAAAATGAGATATGGATTTGATCCTATATCTGTAGGAACTGCAACTTCAACAGGGAGAGCAAACCCAAGCACAGAGGTAGTATTACCTTTTGGAGGTTTCCCAGGTTCAAAGAAATTCTCGTAATGCAATTTTTAGACGAGATGTATGAAGCAGCAAAGAAAACTGCTCCCAGGGAAATGTGTGGACTTGTAATCCAACAAAATGACGTAGAAAAATGGATTTTATGTCAAAATATTTCCGAAGATAAAGATGACTTTGAAATTGACCCAAAGGTTTTCGTTCAATATCAACTTACTTCGAAAATATTATATGTAGTGCATAGTCATTACAATCAAAAAAATTTAAAAGCAAGCATTTATGATGTGAACAATTGTAACGCGGTGAATATACCTTATTTAATTATAGGTTATCCACAAAAGGAATATATTATAATAGAGCCAAAATGACAAGAACAATATACTTAAATGGAAAAATGGGCGAACTTTTTGGAAAAGTTTGGAAACTCAATGCAGCAACTGTAGCAGAGTGCATGCATGGTATCGACTGTCAAAGAGAAGGAAAGTTAAAAAAATATCTATTAGACTGTACTGAACAAGGAATAATGTTTACAGTTCAAAGAGGAGAAGAGTTTCTTGACTATGATAACTTGCAAATGAATTTAGCAGAAGATGATTTAATTATTACTCCAGTTCCAGCAGGTTCTGCAAATAAATTAGGAAAACTTATTCTTGGCTTCGCTCTACTAGTGGTTGCTGCTTTTTATATGCCAGCAGCAGTAGCTCTAGGGGGCATAAAAGGATTTTTAGCAGTAGGAGCATTAGTAGGAGTAGGTATGATTGGTTCAGCGTTACTTAACTCAGCTTTATCAGAATACATGGCACCGAAAAAAGGTATGGAACGAGGAGATGCTTTTCTTTTTGACGGCCCAGTAAATAATACAAAAGAAGGACTACCTGTGCCTCTTGCCTATGGACAGGTATTAGTTGGAGGAGCAACAATTGCTTTCGGATTTACTAATAGAGGAGTCACCGCCAAGTCATGATTTAAATTTTCTAAAAATACAGGCGGAGTTACTTATTCAAGTACTCAAAGCCCTCCAAATTCAGCAGTTCCAATAGTAGCAGAAGCCACTACTCCTTCAGGAGTTTCAGCACAGCAACCTATTCAAATTGACACAGTACAAGATAAAGGAGAGCAATAATGGCAGGGCAAGGAGGCAGAGGAAACGATTATAGTAATAGTCCTAATAATTCAACAACTAATAGAAATCAAAGTGAGTATAATAGCTTTAATACTAAATTAAATACAGAAAAACAAAGCGCTGTAGTTGTAGATGTATTATCAGAAGGCCCAATTTACGGTTTAGTTGATGATGCCAGTTCAGTTTTATTAAATGGAGTTCCAATTTTAGACCCTGTAACTAAAATAAACTATGGAGCAACTACTTCAAATAATGTAAGTTATGTAGCAAGTACAAGAACTGTAACAGATAATAATAATACTTTATTTAGTAATAAACAGGTTTCAGATGGAAGATATACTATAGGAATAGAAGGAGCGCTTGATTCAGCTTCTGGAATAATTAGTACTACAGCAGGAAGTACTACAGTAACTGCAAGTTCAACTTTCTTTGTAGATGCTCATGTAGGAGTAGGAAAAAATAAACCTGTCATAACAATTCCTGGAGCAGGAGCAGGAGGAAGCAGTTATAAAGGTACAATCACTCAAAGAACAAGCGGAACTCAAGTATCTGTAATGCCTCCTGTATCAACATCTGTATCTTCAGCTGATGCAACAATTGATTTAATAGCAGATATATCTTCTATCTCTGGTAATACAGCAGTTTTAACTGGTTCAGGAGCTTTAGGAAGAAATGTTTCAAATGTTTTTGCAAGTTTAGAAACTCCTACAGTTAGTAGTTCTACTTCTTCTAATAGATGGAATTATGAAGATGCTGGATTCGCTTTTAGATCAGGTACAAGAGACCAGCCTTATTTAGCATTGCCAGGAAGTGTTGGAACAAACTCTTTAACTGTAAATGTATCTCAAACTTTAAATACTACTGATTTTAATGCTATTACTTTTAATGGAAGTCCAATTTTTCCTTCAGGATATGTAGCGAGCGGTGGATGGACAAATATAACTGAGCCTGATGCAGCAAGACTAACATTTACAAGTGATGGAATGGCGATACCTGAACCTGGTGAAATAGATGCAATAAAAGTTACTATAAAATTTCCAAATGGTTTATTAGGTCAAAAGCCAAAAGATGGACATGAAGAACAAGGTTTTTGTGAATTTCAAATACTTTTTGAATATTCAGTAGCAGGAGATTTTACAGATACTCAAACTTACGTAGCTTATGGCCGTTCAGACCAAGAATTAGCGAATAGAAGCCCTTTACCTGGTAGAAGTGCAGATAGTTTTGGTGGGTATGCAGGTACGTTCGGAGGCACAGGAACTGTTAGAAAGAAAACAAAAACTCCTTTTGTTCAAACTTTTTCATGGGATGTAAGTCAGTTTCATCCTTTTAAAAAATATAGAATAAAAATAGCAAAAATAACTCCTACTAATGGATTTAATGAAAGAAGATATTGGTATAATGCTACCCAAATTCAATCAATACAAAATATAATTACAGATAAAACTTCATACCCTTATACAGCTTATGGAGCAGTAATTTTTGGAGCAAAAGAATTTACATCTCCTCCAAGAAGAGGATATGAGATTAGAGGGCTTCAAGTAAAAGTTCCTACAAACTATTTTGCAAGGCACGAGTTAGGAGAAGGTAGTAATGCTTCTTACACAAGAAAAGTTACTAACAATACTACTGTAACAAATGAAAGCGACTATCAAGACTGGGACGGAAACTTTAGAGGAGATATAAAAACTTTTACAAATCCTAATCACTCAAACTATGCTCCTGTCTGGACAGATAATCCTGTATGGATACTTTTAGACATTTTAACAAATGATAGATACGGTCTTGGAAAATTTATAGACCCTTTAGATGACTTTTCTTATATTGACAAGTTTCAATTATTTCAGATAGCAAAATATTGTGATGAACTTGTACCAGATGGAAAAGGAGGTACAGAACCAAGATTTACTGCAAATTTATATTTATCTAAATTAGAAGATGCTCAAAAAGTAGTTTCTGATTTATTAAGTGTATTTAGAGGTTTATTAATCTGGTTTAATGGAAAGTTTAGCCCTTCAATAAATGCTTATAAAAGTCCTGTATATACTTTTACAAAAGGTAATGTTATAGATGGTCTTTTTTCTTATCAATCAAGTTCTACAAGATTTCGTTCAAATCAAATAAGAGTTACTTGGAATAATCCTGAAAATAATTATACTCAAGCTGTTGAAATCGTAGAAGATACTCAACATATTTTAGAAACAGGAAAAATAATTTCAAAAGATGTAGTAGCTACTGGATGTACAAGTCAAGGACAAGCTCATAGATTTGGTAAGTGGCATATACTCACAGAAAAACTTGAAAAGGAAGTTGTAACTTTTGCTACAGGTCTTAATGCAATTACTTTAAAACCTGGAGATGTTATTGAAGTACAAGATGCAGACCGTAATGACACACAACTATCTGGAAGAGTCTCAAGTTCAGGAACAAGAAGTTCAACAGTAATACCTTTAGACAGAGAAGTTAGTTTAAATACTTCTACAAAGTCTTATGTTTTAAATTTAATATATCCTAAAGGTGGAGCCTATTTACAACAAGAAAAAGCAACTATAAATTCAACGTCATATACTTTAGGAGACTTAGTACTCTTAGATGAAAGTGGTTCAGCAATAGATACCTTTGAAAAAGCAGCAAATGTTAAAGATGATTCTGGTAATTTAGTACAACTATATTGGTCGGAGTCAGTGAGAGTAGAAAGCAAACCTGTAGATAGTTTTACAAGCACGTCTGTAACAGTAAGCTCAGCTTTTTCGGAGACTCCGAATGCTGAAGTAATTTGGTCTTTAACATCTACTACTATCGCAACTGGAGAAGAAGAAGTAGATGTTTCTCCAAAAGAGTATATTATTATAAGAACAGAAGAAAAAGAAAAAAATCTTATAAGTATTGCAGCTGCTGAATATTCTGATAAAAAATTCGAATTAATTGATAGAGGATATACAACAGAAATTGTACCCCAACATTTAAAACCTCCTGTAAGAACTGAAACCGTTCCTCCAGTAGAGTCTTTAGTTGCTTCAATATCACAAAGTTCTATAGAAACTTCTGCAGATAGTGTAACTAATAATAGAGCGGATTTATTAATAAGTTGGCAACAACCTTTACAAATTAGACAAAGCACTTCTTCAATAATTTCTGGAAATGTAAGTAGTAGTACTTCTGTAACTTTAAGTGCAGCAAATGATAGTATAGAAGTTGGGATGAGAGTACGACATTCAAGTTTTACAAGTTTAATTACAGTTTCTGCAATTAGTGGAACAGCACTAACTTTGAGTTCCGCAGTATCTTTGACAAGTGGAGATGAATTAACTTTTAAACACGAAATTCCTGAATCTACAATAATTGGTTATAATGTAACGGTTCAAGGACCTACTCCAAATGACATAACAGGATGGGAAACAAGAGGAAATGGATATTTCAAATTTGTAGAAGCAGAAGATTCAACCGCAATTTTAAAAGGAGTTGTAGAAGGAACATATTTTGTACATGTAAAAGCAAAAAATACTATTCAAAATTTATCTGCTCCTTCAACAATAAGAATTACTTATTCTGCTGACCAATTCCCAGTATCTACACCTCAAGATAAGATAACTGGGTTAGATAAAGGAGGAACTCTTGATACTTCTATAAGTATTAATGCGTCTTCTGGACTTTTTGAGGTAGACTCAAGTTCTTATGTTTTTACACATAGTAATGGAACAGTATTTTCTAATACTTCAAGTAACACGGATACATACCAACAAAGTTTTGCAGGTATGGGAGCAAGTGCAGTTGCTTATTTACTCTATGACCATGGAAGTTCAGATACTTTTAAAGCAATTCAAGTGCATGAAGATTCCACAGCATTAGACCCCGATGGAAACAAACTAAATTTTGAATACTGGAAGGAAGTAGGAGCTTCAAATAATGGTTTAACAACTAAAACTGGAACGGTTACTATAAATGAAGGGTCAGCAACTTTAACAGGAACTAGTACACTATTTACAACGGAATTTACTGAAGGCGATTTAATAGTAATTGGGTCAGGAACAACAGCTTTTTATGCTAATATAGGATTTATAGAAAGTGACACATCTTTAGATTTAGATAAAGCTTCTTTAAGAGATTATAGTGGAGCTTCAATTAAAAAATTAAGTTTTGTTCCAAATTTTGCAAAAGACCAAATATTAGCAAAAGTAGTAACAAATAGTTCTACTGAGTACTCTTTAGATGAAATATATGCATTAGTAGCAGGATTAGAAGGACCTCCAGGCCCTCCAGGTGTTGCAGGTCCAGTAGGACCAACAGGTAACCCAGGACCAACAGGTCCAGATGGTCCTCCAGGTGTTGCAGGTCCAGTAGGACCAACAGGTAATCCAGGCCCAACAGGTCCAGATGGTCCTCAAGGTGTAGCAGGTCCAACAGGTCCAACAGGTGCAGCTGGACCAACAGGTCCAGACGGACCAACAGGTGCTACAGGTCCAACAGGTCCAACAGGTGCAGCCGGACCAACAGGTGCGGCTGGTGCTGCGGGTTCTCCCGGCCCAGATGGATTAAGTACTTTCTTGTTCTATTCTGCAGCAGATAAAGACATTCTTGATAGTTCTCCAAGTATAAGTGCTTGGTCATCAGGAAGTAACTATGCAATTGCAAATGTGGTAAGTTATAATAGTAAAGTATTTGCAGCAACAAATGCAATAACAAATTCAACTACAAATCCTGAGAGTGATACAAGTAATTGGGTACAAGTATTTGCAGATGGCTCATCAGCTATTTCAGATATGACAAAGTTAACACCAACTTTTTACAATACAGGAAGTAACTATTGGTATGTTGTAGACCACTCAACTGCTAATAGATTTCACGCAAATGCTACTCAAGTAAGTGGAGGAGTAACTGGAGTAACTCATACAATTATAGGAACAGGAACTGCAGCAAACAGTTTAACTTCCGGAAATATGGGTTCTCCTTTAGTAACATTAGGACAGACAGGTGCTACTGGAGCAACAGGTCCAACAGGTCCTCAAGGTGCTACAGGACCAACCGGAGCACAAGGTCCTGCAGGCCCAACAGGTAATCCAGGTCCAACAGGTCCAGACGGTCCAACAGGTGCAACAGGTCCCGGTGGTCCAACAGGTGCTCCAGGTCCAACAGGCCCTGATGGTCCAACAGGTGCAACAGGTCCCGGCGGTCCAGCAGGTCCTCCAGGGCCAACAGGTCCAGACGGTCCAATAGGCAGTCCAGGTCCCGGCGGTCCAGTAGGTCCTCCAGGCCCAACAGGTCCAGATGGCCCAACAGGTAGTGCAGGTCCTCCAGGTGCAACGGGAGCACAGGGCCCAACAGGTCCAGCAGGTGCAGCAGGTGCGGTAATTGCTTTTGATACAAATGGAAGCGCAACAAGTGTTCCTTCAGATAGCGCAAAAGTAAGTGCTATACAATCTGTATCAAGTGACAACACGGCAAGAAGTGGAGATATATTCTTTCATATACTTTCAAACAGAGTATTTAAGTATAGTGGAAGCGGCACTTCTTTTACAGAATTAGCGACCGTATCAAGTTCAGGAAATATAGTACTTGATGGCCCAAATAATAGAATAATAATATCAGATTAAGGAAAATATAATGAGACAAAATTGGCAATTATGGGAAGGTATTCTTTCCAAAGAAACGTGTGAAAAGTATTTAACAGCTTGTTCTTACTTAAATTTACAAGATGCAACAGTATTTAAGTCAGTAGACCATAAACCTGACCATAGTATTAGAACTACGCAAATAGCTTTTGTAAATAATAAAGAAATTCAAAATACTATGCGTTGGTATTTAGAAGAAGCAAATAGAAATGCTTTTAATGTAGAAGCAACCTATTTACCCAATACTCAATATGGAGAGTATTCAGAAGGTAGTTTTTATGACTGGCACTATGATGTTAATTGGAAAGGAGAAAACGCCTACGATAGAAAACTATCAATATGTATTCAACTTTGTGACCCTTCTGAATATGAAGGCGGAAACTTTGAATTTAAAGAAGTAGAACAACCAACAGGTTTTAGAACACAAGGGTCAATATTAGTATTTCCAAGTTACTTAACGCATAGAGTTACAAAAGTAACAAAAGGTACAAGAAAATCATTAGTTAATTGGATGGAAGGTCCGAGGTGGAGATAAATGGCAAATAGAGTATTATTAGGAAATTTAGGAAGTAGTAACTATGGACTAAAAATATCTAAAGAAGGAGAAGATGTACTTACAACTGCAGCAAAGAATTTGGTCTTTGACTCTACAAAACCAAGAACAGGACAAATTTATGCAGGTGGTTCGAGTTCTTCTACTTCGAGTACTTTAACCTGGACAAGTGGTTCAAAACCTACTCTTACCTATATTCCAATGTATTTTATTTTTGAACAAGGAGTAAAAGTATACCACGAAGACGAAGTAGCATCAAATTCTGTATATGATTTAGATTTATATAATCTTAATAATCAAGGTTTTGCTTGGGAACTTACTAATACTTCCCTTACTCCAAAAGAAACAAATGAGGGAGGGTGGATTACTCAACAAACTGCTGGAGCAGGACATCTAAGTAGTACAGACTTTCAACTTTTTCATCAAAAT